CACACCAATGCTGACACTTGTTAGAATCATAACAATCGCCAAAACGATTGATAACATTTTAGTTTTGTTTTTCATTTATTTTCCTCCTTATAAATTCAGATTATATTCATAATCTTGACAAATATTATTTCCTGTGTTAATATACTTATAGATAAAGGACTTGTCGGATAGACGGTTAGTCCATGTGTTTTATTTTTAAAAATAATCGCTCATTCAGACTGGGCGGTTATTTTTTTATTATGAGAATTAGAGTAATAATAAGTATTAATGTTGTTATCACTGAATATTCCATAATATCATCCTCCCTTCATATTTATTTAAGGGAGGAATTTTATTATCCTCCCAAATTTTGTAATTGAGAGGACTAACCGCCTACCGTATTCGATAGTTTCCTTTATCTACTTCTATTATACCATATAGGTACTCAAATTTCAACTAAAACCGTAGTAAAATCAAGGCTTTTCAGCCTTTTTTTATGTTCGGTTTTTCTTCTAAAAAATCTCATTTTTTTCAGAGAAACTATATTTTTTAAAAACTATCAATATTCAATTTTCAAGGTTCAATGATGTTTTAAATTAACATCATAAAATCCTAAAAGCTTTTAGGACTTTATGATACTAATTTTGTCTTTCGCTTTTAGTATCATGCAATTCATGCAGTTCTAAAACCATTCCGGTCATTCGTTCCACATCTTTTTGCGCTTTTAGTATCATGTAATTTCAGATAGTTCTAAAACTTCAAATTACAAAGTTAAACATTGTTAAATAGCTCTATCTCATGCTCTGGCATAGTTGCAAGCGGACTAACTATTTAACCTTTGTTAATTCATTACTATCTAACATAAATGTTTAGCGATAGCTTCTGGTAGCTAATTCTACCTAAAAGGCTTATTAACCTTTTCATGATATATATAGTAATATTTTTAAAAATCCGAAAATTTATTTTATCATTTTTGAAAAGTTAATATATTTTTCACAAATTGGAAAAATATAACTGTAGACAAATCAAAACAATTAGTGTAGAATAACACTTGTTCACTTAACACATTGGTTATTCGTAAAAAACTTTTAAAACAACTTACATAAGTTTCTTTAATTATATATAGTAACAAAAAACAAAAAACACATAAAAAAATGTTGTATTTATCCATATAATTTCTTTTGTATAAATCAGTATAGAAAAATCCACAAACAACAGAATTTTGCATTTTTAGTAAAAATACAAAATAAAATAATACAAAAGATTCCCTCGTTGTTGATAAAAAATGTAACACAATTTAGCACCTTGTTGAATCAAGGTGCTTTTTTACTGCAAATTTCTTATAACTTAAACTCTTTATCCATCCATTTTTCACCACAATCATGGCAAAGATAACAGTAAACAGTAATATTATTGTCGATACTGCTAATAGGATGGTTTAATTCGGAAACATATGCCGAACAACAATAAGGGCAAGTAACAGCATAATGATTTTTCAAAGCTTTCTTGTAAAAGGTTTTCATAATTGCTTTTTTAACCTCACTTTTCTATTTAATCTGATATGATTTATTTGTATTTTCTCCGTTAATGCTATATAATTACATTATTATTAAGATTGGAGAATTGTAAAAATGAGAATAGCATTAGATCAAAATGGTAAATTGATAAACATCAGAGATATTAATTCTGATAATAAAGGAAATAAGTATTATTGTCCTTATTGTAAAACAGAAGTAATTGTTGCATCATTTAAAGGAATATATCCTCCATATTTCAGAGGAAAAAACGAGCATGATAAAAACAGTGATTGTAAATATATATCAGACTATTCTGAAAAGTCTGATAATATAATTGATAAACACTCACTCGAAGATATTTTTGAGAGAGGCAATTCCAATGAAGAAGGCAATAACAGACAGAATAATACTGATAATCGCAGTCATGATGGTGATGTGAAAACTTGTAACATACATACTACAAGACAACTATACGCTTATTGTTGTGCTAATGACTACAACACAGAATATCTTAACGGATTAAAAATCAAGGATTTCTTCATCAACAAAAATACACTTGATTATAATATTATTAATAATGGTATATCAGGTTTAAAATTAGTTGAAGGTAATATTGTTATTTATAATAAAAAAACGCATGAATTCACGATAGAAATTCAATCAACAACAGATACAAATAAAATTCTAAAACTAACATTGCGTGTTTTAGATACAAAATTATTTTGGGAAATTGAAGATAAATATTTCACTAATTTTAAAAAGTATATAAAAACTAAAATAGTTATTTTTGGTAATTGGTTTTCACAAGAAGAAAATGAGCATGGAAGTAAGACATATAGTATTATATCAAATACGAAAAATATAATATTTAAGTTTTAGTTTTCACTTTTCTTCCATTTTTCAAAATATTTGTCACTGTTTAAAAGAAATTTTACAATATTTTTTTCGTCATATAATTTTGCTATATTTTTCTTTAACTCATTAATGATGTATGCAACATTATCCTTGCTAATTGGTACATCAATAGGACAACAAAACAGCATACTATCCATATATAAATATCCACTACCAATTATTGCCGGTATATCACTGCGTTTTGGGAAGTAATCAGATGCACAAAAATAATATCCATCATTTGATTTCCAAACAACATATAAATCATTTGTATTTTCCAATACTTCCGTTTTATAACCCAAGTCATTTAAAGTGTTTACTAAATCATTAACTATTTTTTTAGGAATTTTCTCAGGCTTCATTACTTATTTCCTTTCAATTATTGTTCGTATCCTAATTCTGTCAAAATATCAACCAATTTATCTACAATACTCTTAGGGAGTTTTCTTTCTTTCAAATGTAATCTTTTTGACATATATAATCGCCTCAATATTTTTTAGTTTGTGAAAAATATTATTTTTCGTTCTGACAGTATATAGTAATTTTTTACTAAAAATACATTTTTTCAATGTGTTTTTCGTTTATAATTTAATTTTAATACCGTTTTTTTGCTTAAACAACAAGTAAATATTGGAAAATATGGTAATTATTACCAATTATGAGCTACAAAGACTGCCAAATAGAAAAAATAAAACACCACAGAGTAAATCTGTGGTGTTTCTATATATATGATTATATCATTATATTTTATAATATACTAACCGTTTTTATACTTATTATTTATAATACAATATATATCTGACAAATTTTTTTCAATTTCAATGCGAGGAACTTCTGAATTTTTAAAAATTTCACTTTCGTACAAAACAATATAATCTTCTAATTTTTGTATTGCAATTTTAGCATCTGTGTAAAATTCATTATCAATATATTTATAAAAACTCAAAGCCTTAAGCAATTCAACTAATACTTTTTGTAATGGATAACTGCCTTGAAAATAGTTGTTTTTGTATATTATATCACGCTTAGCTTCAGGTATTTTTTTAGTCAAAAATTCAACATATATATCTTCTAAATGTTGTGATTCCAATGAAATATTGTTAACTTGTCTGTTCATCAAGAAATTAAGATATGGTGTAATTATTGATATAAATAAAGCAAGACAAGAAATAACTGTACTATCCTTCATTTTTTACTCCAAACTGTCATTTATTAACTCGTTAATATCTTTAATTGAAGATTGAATAGATATATGATTTGCCAAAGCAGAAAAGCCATAATTTTTAATATAAGAATCAAAGAAGCCTTGGATGAAAGATGATGCAATTCTGTCAATTCGTTCAGGTATAATAATAATGTAATTATCATCTGGTTTTTTTGATATTATATGTGAAACTTGATTGGCATAAGTTTGTTTTCCAAAATTATTTCCTGCAAGCTTTGTTAAATCTTTTTTGAAATCTAATTTAATTGTATTCATAAAATTTATCCTCCGTTAGTTCATTAGTTATTTTTATTAAAATAATTGGAAAATATCATTCCGATTTTTTTACTACAAAATTCAAATTATATGCAGTTCCGGGAAAATAAAACGGTATTTTAGTGAAAACTTCGGAATCGGGTTTACAATCAAAAAAGTTGTTTTGATCATTAAAGCCAATCCAACCATCAGAATTATAATTTAGATAGTCTTTTTTAAACCATAAAACACTATTTCCTGAGTACATATAACAATTATAAGAATCAGTATTTCCATTTTCTTGTAAAGATTTCAGCAATTCCGTTAGTCCTTTTCCACCGGTTGTATTTGAATCAATTCGACCTGATATTTTATCTTGGAAAGAAGCAATCACAAAAAAGTCATCTTCGTTATAGTTATCATCAAATATATTTTGCAAATTATTACAAGCATTTTTTACAGCTTTGTATCTTTGTGGAATTTCATCAGTACTCTTATATCCTTTTATTTTATGAGTTAAGTTTTCACCTAATAATTTATCTGACAAATTTACAATTACAACATTCAAAGCATAAAAATTTTCATTGGAATATTCATTTGTGATGGAATCCATTTTTTTGAATGTACTTGGGGTAATATCAATATCGATCAAACAATCCGAATTAGAATGTTCAATTACATTGTCAACCAATTCAGAAATTACACTTGGAATAGTATCAGTGTACTCTTTAGATACTTCTTGAATTTTTAAATAAGATTCTATATCTTGCATTAATAAACTTGTTACAGGATGCTCAAAAGAATCACTTTCTTTCAAAATGATTTTTCTAAAATGTTTTTTTGATAAATCAATATTATATTTTTTATTAAATAAATCATATCTCTGTTCAGTAGATTTGGTTGTGTCACATAATGCATTTAGTGGAGATAAATTTAAACCTTGCGTATGAATTTCTGCTTTTTGGTTAAGCGTTAGCATAATATTAGAACATTTCATATCATTTATATAATAATACAAAATACATTCTAATATTACAAAAGTAAGTTTATCAGAAAAAATAGTTTTTCTAAAGTCTATTATAATTGGATAATTTCTCAATATTTTTTTTGATACATATGATAAAAAATTCAATAAATCAATCAAATCGACAATTCCGAATTCGGATTTAGTGTACCGATATTCAAAAAATTTAAGTCCTTTATTCGTTGTTTTAAACTTAATTTTTTTCTTTTTCATATTAAAGTTAGAGTTATATTTGATTAACAATTCATTATCTATCATATCATTTACAATATTCTTTTCTTTAAAATAACCGTCAAGAATTCTCCTTATTTCAATAACGAGCATTTCATAATTGACATTGAATCTTATTCATAATAGACAAACACTTTATATCTAATATTTTAAATAAAATTTACCAATAGTCAATGGATGCTCTGTTTTAGTACAAATAATCGGTCTATTGTCAGTGAACTACTTGGCATCGAAATACCGAGCTTCCTACTCAAGTAATTCAAATGATTACAGTATCAATAGGCTAACCATACTTAATTGTTTCAGACATAATATCATTCACTTCTATACTAATATTACTTTCCTTCTGCAATAATATTATATAGTGCATTCCAAAAAAATTCAACAAATATTTTGCATTTTAAATCTTATGGATTGCAGTTCTTACAAGGCTCGTAACCATTGTTAATCAAACTGCTTCTTTTTCCTTTGTATTGTTTTTTATTTTTCTTACTCATTTGAGATATTGAACTACAACTTGGTTTGTGGAATTTCTTTGTATTGAGATTTACAATATATGTATCTGTTATATCTTCATCAGTCGTTGTTGTGTATTCTCCTGATGCAGAATTATCACCGGTTACATAATCAATGTTCACACCGGGTTGAACATTATAGCAGAAAACATTGAACGAAATACTTTTACCTTTATCTTCAACCGAATATCCTTCCATTTGCACACCGTCAGCGAGAAGATTATCTCCCTCAAATATAGGCGTAACACGGTACATAACATGATTGTTTGTATTTTTAATATATTCAGCTACTTCGTTCTCAAAAGGCAGCATGCCTTGAATATTGAGGTATCTCGTGCCTGTAATCAGATTTTTTTCATTAGCATTCTCACCTGTAAGTTGATAACCTATCAAATGACACCTATTGTAAAGATATTTGCCGTCAATGAAATCATATTTAGCAAGATGCCAGCCTGTCGGTTTTACTGAGCCTATTTCCCCTCTTTTTTCTGTTGGCATTAAGTCTTTGCCTATGCAGGAAAAAGCCGTTGTACACCTTCCAAGGCTATCTAAATCACCGTATATCTCGAATGATGATGTAGTAATTTCGCTTTCTGTGAATTGTGGTACATTATCGTTAATTTCAACATAAGGTGAACCATTGTATTCAGGTATCGAAGAAATATCAAAAGTCTGTTCTGTTGTCGTACTACTTGTAATATTATTTTCGGTACTATTTTGACTGTTTGTAGTTGATAAAGTGTCAGATATACTTTGCTGTGTTGTATTATTAACTACATTAGCTGAACAACCAAACAAAAAAATCAATGATATAATAACAGAAATAACACTTAATGAAATTTTTTTATACATTATTTATCTTTCCCATTACATCATCATTGATTATATTAGAAACAAAAAATGCAACTTGAAACAAATCAGCAAAACTTCCTTCTACACTAACAACATATCCTATTTGATATTTCTTGGGTTTCATAAGTTCGGACTTTTTGCATTTACAGTTATATTCTTTAATACTCTTCGCAAAATGATTATATAAGTCATTTAGAAACGCCGTTGCAGTTGTTTCACTAAGAGTAGAAATATCATAATATAGAAAATACATATTACCTACTCCTAATGGCTTAATATGATTATGTAATTTTTCTTTGATGTTTTTCTGTTCCATAGTTTTCCTCAATCTGTTAAATCTCTATCCAATTTTACTTTTATTGATTTTGCCAAATCTTCTAAATTGTCATTTTTAGAGAAATCGTAATACATGTAATTATCCAAGTTTTGCATAATGTCATTTGGATGCACATCATCCAATTTGATTACAAAAAACGATTTATTTTGTTTTATTTTATTGTCGATAATATGCTGTATTTCTTCTTTTGCATAATTAGCATTTATTGAAGCTTTGCTTATAAACATCAAAAAGAAATCAGCTTCGTAAAAGCCATCCGAAATTGCTTTGAAGAAAGAATCACCCGGTAAGATTTCATTTTTATCAATCCAAACATCAAAATTATGTTCAACAAGATAATCAGTTATCTTATATACAATATCTTTACTGCCGTGTGGATATGATATGAAAAGTTTTGGTACATTTTTCTTTTTCTTAACAGGAGCATAGCCTTGTTCTTCTAATTTGTCACTTTCAGCAAAGAAACAGATATAATTCATGACATTAACAAAAGAGTCGTAATCCATTTCAAATGGCAATGAATAAAAATTATATCTTTTAAAATTTCTACATTCGGAAAAATAGTCATAAAATGTTTTGTTCTTTATAACATTACATTCAGAAGTAAGTTTTTTACATTGCTCATATACATCCGAAGAGTCAGTTTGAACTACAAAAGTAATTTCAAAAGCAATAGGAGCATTATTTACAAAAGCAGCCATTAAATCGAAACGACCGATTAAATTGTTGATTTTTAAAATTAAATCGTAGTATTTACTTCTTTCGAAATATGGTATAGAAAAGACTAATTCGTGACTCATTTCAATATCATTCCTTATAAAAAATACATTTCTTGTACTATAACATATTCCACAAAGGAATTCAATATTGTCATAATAATAAGAACGATTAGCAATAGAGCATATGAATTCTGCATATCTTCTTACCATAAAATCATTGTTTGAATCAGGTCCGATTTCATCAAATGAAAATGTATGTACTTTTTTATTGTCACTAATTAAATTTTCTTTTACAAATTTTCGTATATCATTAACGATTTTGTCCGGCATATTTTTTCTCCTTTTTTGAAATGTTTTCTTTTAGTTTGTTATAATCATCAACAGAAAAATGAAAGTTATCAATGCATTCCTCAATTGTCTTTCCGTGAAAATTAAGTGAATCAACAATATTTACTACCTGACCAACAAACAAATTATCCTCTTTAGAATAATGAATTTCCCCTGAATAGCCTTTATAATGAACAATCGTCAATATATTCACCTTCTTTCCATTATACAATTCTTACAAACTGATAATACAACAAAATATAATCATCTAAAATTTTCATATCATCATGGTAGTGACCAAATATCCATTTTGTAAAATGGACCGTATTTTTGATTTTTTCAAAATAATCTGTAAGAATATCTTCTTGATACAGTCCATAGCCTATAATATCTGCAATAGACTGTGGAGCACAATGAGATATTATGAAATCAACCTTATTGTTATTTTCTTTTAGATTATCTAATCCTCGTTGTATTTCTTCTTCACTTGGTAATTCTCTTTTCCACCAAGATACATTTTTCACCCTAAACATTCTATTTGAATACAAATATTCGTTATATACTTTGATAAACGCTTCTCTTGAAGCATAATCATTTGGGTCAATAATACCATCACTTATATCGTGAGAAGATGCACCACCAAAACAGAAAAACTTTTTGCTTTGCAGGTCAAACACATATCCTCTTTCAAGATGATATATATTTTCTCTTATCTTATGTGCCCTACCACCGTGAAAATCGACTTCGGGAAATTCACTTTCAAGACGGTCATAATTTTCATGGTTGCCATCCACAAAAAGAATTGTGAATGGTAATTCTGAGAGTTTATTGAGTTCTTCTGTTTCTCTACCATGTGTGTCATGCCATATACCAAAATCGCCGCAAACAATTACATAATCGTCACGGTTCATATTTTTCTGTTCAGGGAAACAGTTTGGTTGAAATCTTCTCCAATCGCCATGACAATCACCTGTTACATAAATCATATTTTTTCTCCTAAATTGTTAATCAAACAGCTTCTTTTTCCCTAAATTGCCTTTGTATGCAAATTCAAACTCGCTCTTGGTACAGTTAAAATATGAAACTGCACTTTCCTCAATTTGATCAAGTAATTCACTTGGAATTTCAATTATACAATATTTTTTGCTCCATCCATTAAAAAAAGTAAAAGTATAAATTACAGATGAATTACAATAGAATAATTTAACCCTAAGAAAATTAATAATAAAGGCAGCATAGTCAAAATATTCAGCATTTTCACCAAGAGCTTCTTTGATTTCCTCACTTGATAATGGTAAGTATCTCATTTTTATGAATGACTTGATTTTTGCGCAGCCGTATATAATGCCTCTTACAATCCAAGACAAAGCAATTAAGATAACGAAAAAACATGCTACAAATATAAAAAAATGTAAAATGTTAGTATATAGTTGTTCAATTTCTAATGCATTACCCCAAGTTCTCTTAAAGTATTGGTTATTAAGGAATATATTAAGCAGTACAGATAGAGCAAAACTTATGATAATCATTCCGGCATCAAATACCTTATATATACTATTTTCCATTTTCAGCAATCCAAAAACAGATTGTTTTTTTCAAAATTGTATGTGTTATTCTTCATAATTACCTATCCCCTTTAGTTAATCTTTCTATAACAGAATCTAAATCATCACTTAATTTTTATATTTCTTTTTCAAGTCTTTTATTTAGTTTATAATTTTTAATCAAATTTTCAATCAAAAACCATACTGAACAAACAACTACGATTGCTTTCTTATTATTTTCAGGCTTATATTTCAGCAAATTATAAAGGCTCTTAATACTAAAATTTAGTAACAAGCCAATACCAATACCCAAAATGAACAATTGTAAACGCAAATCCATTTTAGCATTCACCTACCCAATCAATCGGTACTTGACCGGTAGAAATAAGATATTCATTTACTTTTGAAAACGGCTTTGAACCAAAGAAACCTCTGTATGCCGATAATGGACTTGGATGTGCAGATTCAATAATAAAATGTTTATTTGTATCAATTAACTTTTTCTTATTTCTTGCATTTTTGCCCCAAAGAACAAATATAATAGGCTTTTCTTTACTGTTCAGTAGTTTAATGATACTGTCGGTAAAAGTATTCCAAATATCAGCCATTGAGTTAGGTCTACCCTCTATAACAGTTAAAGACGAGTTCAAAAGAAATACACCCTGCTTAGCCCAATCGGTCAAATCAGGATTAGTACGAAGTTCACCACCAATATCATCTTGAAGTTCTTTAAAAATATTCTTTAATGAAGGTGGCATTTTCACACCGTTATTGACTGAAAAAGCTAAACCGTTTGCCTGTCCTTCTTCGTGATATGGGTCTTGACCTAAAATTACAACTTTAACATCATCATAAGAAGTTTTCTTAAAAGCATTATAAATATTAGTACTGCTTGGATAAATAACATTTTGTAATTTCATCTTATAATAAGTATTAAAGGCTTCGGCTGATTCATTTTTTGTTTTTTCATCAAAATTATTAACCCAGTTTTGCAAATTTTTGTTTTCTAAATCGTATAACATAAATACTCCTTAATACATATTAATTTCTTGGCTGCTGATCTGCTTAATCGTTATTAGTCTACTTAATGTTTTCTGCCTAAGCTTAACCATATCTAATGTTCTGTTTATAACAGTTTTACGGTCAAGTGCATCGTAAAATTCTTTTGCATGATTTTTCTTCTCATACTGAAGGAATCTCCATTGATTTTCAGCTTGATTCAGTAAATTAGTTAAATATGAATATTGGTTAACCGATTCAGCCATAAGTTCGCCAATTCTATTCAAATCTTCGGATGTTTCAAAACTTGTAGGAATTTCTCTGTAAAAAGTATCAAACAAAACATTGCTCAATTCATCTGGTTTCATTTTCAATTCTTCACAAATATTCATTTTACACCTCTTTAAAATTTACTTTTGGGAATTTTTTCATTATCAGCTTTTTCTTAATAATATAATCTTTTGTCTTTTTGCCTTTATCTTCTCTGATTTCATATGTACCATCATTAAACAGTGTCACAACATCAGGTTTGTAGGTTACAGCCCTATGTTTTGAAGTGTTTCCACCTTCGACCAATACAAGTGTTCCCTGCCAAAGAAAGCCGGCAATTTCACCTGCCATAAGCATTCTTTTGTGGTCCAAATAATCATCAAGTTCTTTTTGCGATTGAAAATACAAGCCATCATACCAAATACATTTGCCGTTATATTTACTTTTCTTATTTTGTTTGCCAAGTATTTCTTTTTGATATTCCTCAGCAGTCATATGTTCAAATGTCATTTTTGTTCCTCTTTTGATTCACATTTTTCCGGAAGTTCTTTTTGGAATATAAATGTGACTGGGTATCGTTTAATAAGTTCTTTTATATTCTGAATAAATATGATATAACTCATTTTTGTTCCTCTTTAGTTTGAGTTTTTTTATTTCTCCAACAATATTTACTTGGGAGAGTTGAGAAATACCAATTATCATTCCACAAATTACCCTCTGTACGAAAACGACTTTTTATATCTTCTGAAATTGCTTTTTCTAAATATCCGGGCATTTTTTCACCTGAAAGATATTTATTAAGAAATTCAATATAATCATCGGCAGACTTAATATTGTTTGCAGAAATTTCATCACTTGACAGTGGTAAACAAGCCATTTTTTTACAAACTTCTCTTTTCTCCGTCATCCAATCAATTATCAATGATAAATAGGCGTAAAAAATCATAGCACAAGCCAAGTAGGACACAGTAAAAATTAAAAAGAAGTCTTCTGTAAGCTCATGTTTGTAATTTTTAATAAGAACGACTGCCAATCCTACCAAAAAGTATACAAATAATATGATTATAGAAACTTTGTTGCTCCTAAGAAAGCTAATAAATTTTTCTTTGGTATATCGTATTTTTAGTTTTAGTTTTAACTTTCTTTTACTTTTCAAATTATAATTATTATCCATAATAAAACCTCCTATGATCATCTGTTAATTACAGCTATCCGTATATTTCACAGTATTTTGAGTGTTTGCCAAGTAAGCTACCACATTCAGAACAAAAAGCCACAATAGCCTTTTCAAAGCTATATGTAGTAGCCATTTAGATAACATTAAAATCAAATACCGGTACGGTAAAAAAAATAATATGTTGTTTCAACTTATTGTCATTATCAATTTTAAATTCTGTAAGAATTGATTTAATTTCATCCGACTTGGTAAAATTAGTCACAGACAAAAACAGTGTTTGACCTTTGTTGAGATAGATACCGTTTGAACTTAAAACGGTGCTCTCAATATTTAATAATTTGAATTTTTCTATTAAAATTTCTTTTAAATTATTTGGTATAATAATGTAATTTGCTACTTTATTGTTATAATTTGTTATCATAATCTCTCCCTTATATAAATGTAATCTGTTCAGGCATATCCATCAGCTCTTTAATTCTTTTATTTCCAATTTCAGCCCAACTTTTTAAATAATTTTCGCTTTTAGGATTCATACATTTTCCAAAATCAAAGCCTATCGTATTTCGTTTATTTCTGATAGCTGCCAAATTTGTTTCAGCAGATCCACAGGTAAAGTCAACAACCAAGTCACCTGTATTTGAGTATGTACGAATTAAAAAATCTAAAAGACTTGCCGGTTTTTGTGTTTGGTGTATTGCCTTACTTGGATGAACTTTTTGAAATGTAAGAAAATCGTTAATTTCAAATATTTGATTTTCGTAATCAAGTCCATCGGCATAAAATTCAATATCGTTGTCTTTAACATAGTAGTTAAGAATATCCGTAGGATACTTTTGGACCATTCCTGCTCGTTCTTGCCCTGTAAATTCAAACTTCGAATAATTATTATTTGTTAATTTGTCTTTGTCAGGGTTTCCTTGACTGTGAAGTTTTCTTCCTGTGGTAAATTGTGGATTATATGTAGGCTTTTCTTGATAGAATACAGCAATATTTTCGTGTTGCCTTAACGGCTGATGAGAAACATTAAGAAAGCCCGATGTTAGCACCTTGTTCCAACAATATTCGTGTCGCCATTCATCAATATTACTTGCGCAAAGCTTAATATAAAATTTTCCTTGACCAAAAAGCAAAATTGCTGTATTTGGTTTTCTCACATAATTTATTGCATCCCACATTTTATCAAATGGGATAGGTATATCGTACTTATTTCGAGTAACACCATATGGTAAATCTGCAATAATCAAATCAACTGAGTGTGGTTCAAGAAGATGTAGTCCTTCTGTGGCTTCAATATCGTAAATTTTATTTAATTCTAACATTTTTATACCTCCCACTGTTTTACAAAGATATATAGTAATCAAAATAAAAAACTACATAAAAAAATGAGAAACCCAAAAAAGATTTCTCATTTTGATAGTATTATCTATAATCATAAACATTAGCAGTATCAGTAATTTTTAGCTTTGTAATTGTCATATTTGACTCGTCAACGACAGCTACTTCATTTCCAAAAATTACATTTCCAACACAATATCCTTGACTCTTTTTATCATTTAATTCAGACTTCCATGACTGAATTTCTTTTGATAATTCATCTTTTGTGAATATGTTATATTTATTTTCATTTGAATTATACACATATATGTCGGTATTACCGTAAATATTAAATTTTGTTTCAATCGGGCGTTCTGCTGTGCCAACATTAAATATAAACGCATGTTCAGTAGTATAAATTTTAGTATTATTAACATTTATTTCATCAGGTGCATAATAATTGTTATGACCTTGTGCAACAATTCCATTGTAACTTGAATTTTCACTTGATTTTGAATCACCAATAATACAATTATTAAAATTCACAATGTATTCGTCAACATCTTTCCTTGAGCCCACATAAAGACCGTAATCTACATCCTTAACAGTATACTTATCTCGATTTGCAATTTTAAAAGTTACATTTGATATATCTGCACGCCCACAAATATAACCGGTATGGTCTGTTGAAGTATAAACACCGCCTTCAACAATTGAAATTTCAGAAGAACTTGGAGTATCCAACGCCCACTGTTTTCCATAGACAGTGTTATTTGTTGAAATAAGTTTACCTGAAACTGCGCTTATTCCTGCACCTAAATTAGCATTCAACACATCAGAATAAATATCACAATTACTTATTTCGTTAAGAATACTTGCGTGAGATCTTATGCCAAACGAATTTTTAGAATCCGTATAAGACTTTATTTTTGAATCAGTTATAGAAAATGTTTCACCACCTGATATATTTACACCATAAGATGTGTTTCCACTTGTGTAACAATCAATGTTTACATTACTCATATTAACATTATTACTGTATGAAGCAAAACCATCAGCAGAGCCATTCTTTGAATGAGAAATTATATTTGTATTCAAAATTTCAGCAGAACAAGAACCTGATGGGCAATACGCACCTGTAGCACCTCCTATATCTGAATGTATTGAAATATCAGAATTGTTTAATTTTAAATTATGCTTAGTCTGAATTCCTCTAATAACATCAGCTACTTTAGGTAAATTTGCATCAAGCGAACAATTTATGAGTTCACATTTTGAGTTTTCGTTATTTGAATTTTTGTCTGGATTATAAGTGACGACACCGGCAACTGCTTTGGTACTTGTATCGCCATATTGTTTGATTTTTAAATTTATTGCGGTTAGATTTTTTGAAGTTGTTTGAATTGAAGAGTGAATTTCACTAAAATTTTCATTCAGTTCTATATCAAAAATAACATTGCTTACATCTAACGAAGTTTCAGGATTTGTAGATTTTGAATAAACAACATTTTTTGAATTCACAGATTTTATACTACCGTTATACAGATGAAAATTATCATTGTATGTAATAAATTTACCTGCTTTAAAATTTAAGGTATTATTATGCAAATCCAATGAAGTATCATTATTCATCAATAAATCACCTGTACTCGTAGTATCTTTCATCAGAGTAATATATGATTTATTATCAGACAAAAAAAGACTTGCTTCTGCATTGTTTACATCACTAACTGATATATCCGCATTTTGAGTTGTCAAATTGTTAGCATCGTTTACTGCTTTATCAATTGAAGAATAATACTTTTCACCACTTGATAAACTAATATTAGTTTTTAATGAACCGTGCCAAGAACCAGCTGTAATATCTTTTGTAGTTATAGTGTATTCTTGACTTAACTCTTTTTCAGCACGAAGACCATCTGCGTATGTGAATTCTGTTTTTGTAGTTGTAGTATCTTTTGAAATTATACTGCAATCAACATTTTCTTTTCCTGATTGTATAAGCTGAAAAGAACTTTCAGGTTCAACATTTATCATTTCGTCAGCGGCAATATTTCCTTTTACAGAATATTTAATATCACCGGTATAGTTGCCGTTAGCATCAGGTTGACCATTGAGTATTGCAACTACTGGTGCTGTTACAGAAAATGTAGAAGCTTGCGATACATAAACATCAGTGGTAGAAGAACTATCACTTGTATACTGAGCATATTTTGATTGTTCTTTTTGATTTTTATCTTCACCATGTTTTATCGTACTTGTAACATCTTCTACAACCGAGCCTGTTGAATTCATATATTCTGTTGCAGCCATTGCAGGAGTTGATATTGATAGTGTTGTAATTATCATCATACAGATAGCAGTTAATTTTATAAATTTGTTTTTTAACATATTTTTTCCTTTCATCAAGCAGGTATAGTTTCACCCATATAAATTCCATCAACGAATCGTTTATCATCTTTTAAAAGCTTAAGTTTTTTAGGGTCAGTAGTAATCAACTTTTCTTCTATATCACTCGCCACAAAAGAAAGAGTAAAAGTATTTGAATTTGATGAAACGAGCATATTGCCCCTCTCAAATGACTCAATATCTTTTCTTTCTTTATTTGACAAATTTAAAACATCTTGAACTGTTTCCGCTTCTTCGGGTTCAAGATTAAGAACAATTTTAGTTTTAGAGTTAGAAATTATAGCTTTACCATATTCGCCACCATTAAGAGCAAAGAAGTCCTTAATGTCCTGTGATGCCGCTATTGCAGAACCGCCGTAACCACGAATAATCTTAAAGATTTCAAGAACAAAGTTAGCTGCAAGTTCGCTATTTTTTATTAACATCCAAGTTTCGTCAACTGCAATAACTTTCTTTTCCGTTATGTCTTGTTTTGCTTTATCCCATACATAATCAAGAGCAAGGAACATGCCAACCGGAATGAGTTCTTTGGATAATGCAGAAATATCAAGCACAGTAAATGGACTGTCAAGATCAACATTAGTTTGACCGTTAAATGATGAAGCTGTACCGTTAACAAATCTGTTGATTATGTTAGCCATTCTAACAGTTTTTTCATCTTCTAATAAGATTTCGTGTAAATCAGCAAGTATCGGCATAGGCTTATAAACTGCTTGTTGATATTCTTCGCCATAACTATTAAGACGAGTTTCATAATGATCAACTAACGAATCATTATCCTTAGTAATTCCGAATTTTTCGTATGTGCGAAGAATGGCACTATCGAGTAACTCCTTTTCTTCATAGCTCATATCAGGAATAATCAATTTAAAAAATGTAAGTAAACTGTCTGCTTTTTTACTTAGGATTATTTCTTCTTCATCTTCGGATACAAGACCTAAATCAAGTTTCACCTGCATATTTTCAGGTCGTATTTCCATAATGTTAATACAGTTTGATGAACCGGAAGAAATTTTAATAACTTGACCGCCAACAGACTTACAAATACGATAATACTCATGACCTTTTAGGGGTGCAATTAAAAAGGTTCTTATACTTTGCATAGCCATTCTTTTAAGAGTAACACCCAATGTATATGTTTTACCTGCACCGGTAGTACCAATAATAGCCATATTAGCATTTTTATATTTATCTGTGTTAAACAAGTCAAGAACTACAAGAGAGTTATTATCTTTGTTAATACCCATTACTACACCGTCATCATCCGAAACCTCATATGAAGTTGGAGGATAAAAGCCAGCTAAATCAGAAGAAGTAATATTTCTGTATGTTTTAGAATATAAATTTTTATCAAGTTGATTTATAGGAAGATAAGATTTAAGTGCATTTTCAACCATATATTTACATTCCATAAGTTGAACATCTGTGGCATCCATCATTTCTTTTACAGCAGCATATTTCGAATACATATCATCAAAACTATCACCGGATATTGTTATCATTGTGTTAATTTCAAAAAGTAAATCGCCGGAACTTAATTTTGATTTGATATAATCTGTTGCTCCCAGCGCATTTGATACTTCCTCATAGTTCGCACCGCTTTGATCCATATGTTTAATTCGAGCTTTGTTAAGTCTTGCCCTTTGTCGAATTTTGCCGCGAATTTTATTTGTGTTTTCTTTTTTAATGAATAAGTCAACATCAATACCTTCGCCGGAATTTATCAAACCAGAAAGCCATGCAGGTGCAACATACGGTGGATATGAATCTGATGGTATGAATAAAAAAGTATAATACTCGCCGTCAATAATGCAATAATTACTAAACATTTTTATTTCTTCTGGTGCTATTAAATTAGCATAAGGAATTTGCATTTGTTCAATTTTTTCTTCGTCATAGTTATAATACTCTTGTGCTTTGTCAACTAATGCATTCCAATTTTTATATAAAGTTCGTTTGGTTTTACTTTTATTAAGCACTGAATAACATAATTCAAGCATAAACAAATCTTCATCTTTGTGTGTAATAACGGTGTTACCACAAGCATAGAGATACTGCCTTATTGTAGATTTTGCAGAATTAAGATAAAATAAAATATCTTCTTCGTTTTTAGCATTATATGTATCGGTTGGAACATATTCGAGAATAAAATAAAATCTTCGCTCAACGCCTTGCCGAGAACCAAGAGTATTGATCAAATTTAATTCATCATTATGTAAGCCTTCCGTTGCAGGTGTATGCACTCTATAAGATTCAAACTTTTCATCAGAATTTTCAATAAGCTTTCTTATATCGGTTTTCTTTGAAATAGTTTTTATCTGAATTTTTACTGGCGCAATTTTGAGATATTTTTCAAAATTATTAATAATTGATTCCATTTCCGAACCTGTTTTAAACTTAAAATTTATTGGTAACACTTCAACAGCAGTCAAATACCTGTTGTCGTTAGTTACAAGAATACCTGAAAAGCATCGCTTTACATTGATAAGTTCGTCAATATATGACGCTTGTTTTTCTTTTGAATTCATATATAAATTACCTCCTTTCAAAAAAATCAAGTGCAGATAACTATAAAATCATCTGCACTTTAAGTTTTTAATTAAAAATAGTTGTTAAAATACTGACAACTACCATTAGTGCAAGCGCAACAATACCAAAAATTGCACGAGGATTTTTTATATTTTCTTTAAATCGTTCCATTATAGATTTACCGTCATCAGAAACAGAACGCTTTTCTTCTTCATTACGCATTGTTTTTCCTCCCTTCAAATAGAATAAGACAATATTTGTCTTTCATAGTTTATATAGTAATAATTCATTTTTTTTGAAAAATATTTTTTTTGACATATACTTTTGGTTTCATCTTAAATTTTACGATGTTAATTAAAAACTCGCTTAGTGAACATTTGTTAATACCTATTAGTGCCAAAACCCCTAACGGACCACCAACTAAAATACCCGTTATCAACTTTGTTTTTAATGAAATATCTATTTTCCACAAAATAATAACAACAATACCAACCAAAAATACAGCCTCGGCAATATTACGGTAATTTAATCCGTTAGTAGTTACGGATTTTTCTTCAAAATTTTTTGGAATCATATATACTAACTTTTTTTCATCATCTTTTCTCGCCATAAACATTTCTCCCTTCAATAATTTTAGTCTGCAAGATAATTGAGAGGATTAACTCTATTACCATTTAATCTTACTTCAAAGTGACAATGCGGACCGGTAGAGTTACCTGTTGAACCACTGTATGCAATTATTTGACCTTTTTTTACATGATCGCCTTGTTTAACAATGATTTTGCTATTATGTGCATATAATGTTGCTAAACCACCGCTATGAGTAATCAATAGATAATGACCATAACTATAATTAAGGTCTTTCCGAATTGTAACAGTTCCATCTTCAGCAGCTTTAACAGGAGTGCGCAGAGGAACAGGAAAATCTATACCGCCGTGGTATCTTCCTGACGAATAATTAGGAAATCCTGCTGAAATTGTTCTGCTTGAAGTTGGATAGCCGAGTTTACCTGTACCTGATGTCGATGTATCAATAAGCTTTGAAGCTGACAAATCATTATTGTCAATCCAAGCCCAAGCATCTGCCCCATATGTATTGCAAAAATCTTCAATAGTGTCAGTGTATACATTAGCTTTTTTATCTGAACCTTTTTCAGTATTGTGCATAACTTTACCGTCACCGATATAAATGCCGATATGACCGTATTCACCTGCTTTAGCTGATTTTTTTGCAATAACAACAGCACCAACAGGAATATTGTTTTTATTTTTGTTAATTTTCGTAGTATTAAGTTGTGTATAAGCATCATTCGCACTTGTATATCTTTTACAGCTTTTACTTAATGCATGGTCATAAACATTTTGTACCCACGCCAAACATTGACTTTTTCCGGCACAAGGTTCTTTCTTTGCTTGTTCAACAATAGCATTTTGTTCAACACTTAACGATGAATTATCTACTTCTTCAAGTATTTCAAAGCTATTTTCAATAAGTTTTTTCAATTTGCCGTTGAAACTACTTCCTTTTTTTGTTTTTTTACCTTTTATGTTTGTTGTTTTGGAACCGGTTTGTTTTTCTGTTTCAATTTCAAATCCAAATTTTGGTAAACTTTTAGCTTTTTTAAAAATATTAGTTGAATTATTATGCTTATCCGATATACCAAAAACTTCTGTAAGAATAGACGGAATAGGCTCAAAGGATGCATATAGCTTATCAGTTGAGCCTTTTTCTCTGCCTTCAAAAAGTCCTTTTGCAAGTTCTCGATACGCTTCAACTTTTTTCTTTTGTTCATCATCAAGATTAAACAATTCAGCAATATCTTGATTTGAAGCAATTTTTAAATCTATATTCACAGTTCTTACCGGAACTTTTGCTTCGACAATTTTTTCGTTTCCTTCAGAATCAACAATTTTTACATCCCTAATGATATATTCATTTGTATATGTATAATTTGCTCGAAGGAGTTGGGCTTTGTTTTTTTTGATGTATTTTTTTAAGCCCTTAACATCAAAATTTTTCCATCTTACATCTTTATCATCGGATTCAACATATTCTTCTCCATCAGCATCTTTTGTATCATTTTCATCATTTAGATTATTACTTTGATGCCATACTGAATAAGCACACATAAAATATATTGAATCAAGCTTATCTCCGGAAGTGTTAGTTCTATAATAATTTTGTAACCGAGCCATTGTGTAACAAGCACCATCGTTATTTTGATATAGATACCAAGCAAGCAAATCTTTTTGACCGTTTTTATCATCGTTGCAAATTTGAAAAGTATCTTTGTTTTCATTTTTCCAAAAAGAAGTCACTTTACCTTGGTATCCAGTGATATATTTTTTGTTAATCTCTTTAATTATTTCTTTTGATACTTCTTTTTCAATCTCTGAAAAAGTATCAATTATTGTTTGATTAGCTTTATTTACATTCCATTCAGTAAATTCTTTATCAACATAATCACCAATACCTGCAATCATCAGCCCGGGCATAGATGCAAAAGAAGAAAGAAAAATAACAACAGCTAAAATAACAGAGACAATTGAAATAAATGTTATATTCACAACAGTATTTGTAGAATTCGTTTTTTCCTCTTCAAAATATCTTTCTTTAGCTATTTTAAACACTTCCTTTCCAATATGAACTACTTAGATACATCAAGTATTGCTTGGATTTATTTTATCAATATCTACTTTACTAAATGATTCATTATCATTAGAAGATTTTGAATTTGATTTAAACGAATTCAATTTAGAAGATGAATTACTACCTATGTCTTTATTTGATACTTCGGTTCTTGAAGGTTGAGTTTTATCGACTGAATTAGAAACATTATTTGAAGTATTAACATAATTATTTCTTGAACCCGGTCTGTTTCCTGAATGAGTTGTACTTCCTGTTTGATTACCGGAAGTAACAGCTGTCTGCTTAATGTTTTCAGAAATTTTGTCAACACCTCTTCCAACATTGCCACCAATTTTTTCTCCAGCTTTACCTGCTATACCAGACATTTCCACAGAGCCGGTTGCAACAGAAACACCTTCACCTGTAGCTTTGCCAACTTTTGCACCAAATTGTTCAGCTTTGCCATTATTAGCACTTTGCTTATCATTCTCAAAATTACCCTTAACTGTTTTATTAGTTTCAGCAGGATTTTTATTTTCATTTGATACTTTTCCGTCAGGTTTGCTTTCAGTATTAGCTTGTTCTGTTTTAGTTCCGTTCTTTTGGTCTGCCTTTTCGCCATTTTGTTTTTGATCAACACTTTCGGTATCAGCCACACTTCTGTTTTTTATATCATCAGCTTTTCCATTTAAGTTATCCATTTTATCTTTTGCTTGTGTTGAAGCGTTAGCAAATGGTTTAGCAACTTTTCTTGCTGCTTCTTGAACAATAGCAGCAGTTTTTTCATTACCAGTCGCTTTATAAACTGAATCGCCAATTTTTTCTGCAAAAGTATCAGCAGCAGTAGAGCTATTATTTGTATTCGCCGGCTTTACTGAATTGTTATTATTTCCACCACGATGCATAACACTATGAGTAGCAAAACCACCAATAGCACCGATAACACCAAGTCCACCGCGAACTGTATCACTCATTCCGTTAACCCCTAAAACTTGACCAACTTTAACGCTCATTTTTTTACCAACGCTTAAAATTGCTGTAAGAAAGAGCATTTGGATAACATAATTTTTAGTTGTTCCTAAAAAATATGACTTAGTGTCTGACAATAATGAACCATTCGCTGTTAATCGTTCTGCAGTTTTTCCTAACATTGTTGTTGTGTTGATTGTTTGTAATCCATTAATTATTAACTTAACAATAATTAAATTAAAAATTATACAAAGTGCTTGTTCAGCCATTAACTTAATATAGTTTTTAAACATTGGTGACAACGCTTTATGCGTATATGTTGAACATGCCAATGGAGAAACATATATAAGAAAAGTCAACTCAAACAGTCGCTCAAAATGATAAATTACAAATTTTATGGTACTAATCAAAAATGTTAAGCCAAACAAGATTATTATTACAAAATTAACAATCTGTGCTAATGTAGACGAATCTAATGACTCGATTTCTGCAATAATGTTGTTTAACCAATAATTATCATTTACCGTTTTAAAATTAGTGCTAATATCGTTGAATACAGGTATAATCAATTTATCAACAAAAACATCTATAAAAAAAGTTTTAAAGTTCATAACTAATAAAAGTGATACAACAAGTCTAAAAACTAAAACAACAGGGTTTTCAGCCGGAAGATCAACTTCACTATTAGGAAATAAAAATTGTAATATACCAAAAACAAAAAACAATAGAGTCAATGCGCATCCAACAACGACAACTGTTCCATAAACAGTTTTGTCTAATCCGGGAAAAGAAGTAATAATTCTATTGATGCTGAAACCAACGCTCTCAACAAGATCAAATAACCAACCGATTATTGCAGCAATAATATTGCAAATAATTTTGTTTAAGTTGTATATTATTTCCGAAACGATGTTAAACATAATTTTCTCCTTTCTAAAAGTAATCCCCTTACTTACCAAACGGTAAGTAAGGGGATATGTAGGATTATAAGATTATTGTTATATTAGTTTATAAAATTGTTTTGTAATAGATGAATAAATCCTTCACTTGCACTTTCTACCGTAAATTTGCCATTTGCATCAACGCCAGTAATTGTTGAACCACCGGTTTGTGTTGCTACCCAAGGAATCAACCAACCGAGACTATGGAACACAACAAATGCAATCACTATTTTCCAAAGCCAACTATATGATTTATCAGCAGTCTTATCGGTTCTACCAAATAACAAAGTAAGTAAGCAGAATGCTAAAGCTACGATTGCAGCAACATCAAAAACGCTTTTTATATCATCGTAAGTTGTCTTAAAGAAATTAGCCATTTTTGAACCCAGAGTGGAAGCATAAACTGTCATAACAAAAACACTTGCAGTTGCAATAGCAGTACCGGTAGCAGTAACTAAAGTTGAAATTTTATCAGAAACATCTATTTTCATTGCTTCTCTCTTCTCCAATGGAGAATGTAATTTAGTCATGAATACCTCCTCCTTTCCTAAAAAATAAAAAAAGAGCCATAAAGCTTAATAAATAAGCTCTATGACTCAAAATGTGTGTAAAATATGTATTTTATTAAATTTTAAATTTTTACACAAAAAGGTAAATAAAAAAGCCATTCAATCAATAAAGACGAATGACATCTACAACAATAGAATTTCAGTTTTTAATATAGTTATCATTATCAGTTTAGCAAATATCAGTTAAAAAAAGGCATAACAAATAAAGCTATAAAAAATGATAACTTAATGTTGAAATAAAACAACATTGTAACCAAAAGGTTAATAATAACTAAAAAATGTCTTTAAATTAAGACGAAATAATAAACTTTCAAAAGTAAAAAAATCACAATTAAAAGTTTATAAAAAAATAACAATAATCTCTAATAGAACAAGTGATAAACACTTTCCCCCTGTCCTACAATTAGATTTTAACTCAAGTACAATAGTAAGTCAATACCCAAAAATCAAAAATATCAAATAAATATTATTACTGTTAAATATGTGTAGTTAATATAGACAAATATATTCCCTGTTATTGTTTTTAAAAGAAATGTAATAATAGAATACTAATATAATAATTATAAATTTTAATAAGCGAATCAAATATTTAAGGTATACTTTACAAAAATAAGTCCACTTAAAAAAAATAAATGTCAGGTATTACCATTTTGTTAAAGTCCAGTAAAAAAGTTCAAAGAAAAAATAAGAAAACAGCAAAAAAAGGCTGCAAATTCAACCGTTTAGAGTTATATTTGTAGCCTTTTTTATATATAAAAATGTTTTTTGACAGCACAAAAAAGCCTCTTTTCAGAAGCTTTTTTAAAATATTTATTTTTCAAATTTTATGTGATAGCTTTTTCAAATAAATCGCAGCTATTATCTGATAAAATAATTGGTTCGTTTGAATAAAATAAGCAAACAAACGCAAATTTTCTTTTTGTGAAAGAATAAAGAATTTCGTATTCTTTTTTTAATTCTTTGATTAAATCAAGTACGCTATCTTTTATAGATTCCTTATTTATATGTTTTTCTTCAATTGTATCTAAATATGAAAGAATTATTGTGGTTCCTCTTTTAGCAACATATGCATAAGATACTATATTCAAGCGTTTAAGAGCTTTTAGGTATCTTTGAATAGTTTTTACATTAACATTAAAAAGATTTGCTAAATCGTCTTGATGGCAATATAAAGACAGTAAAGCATCATTATATTTAATTGTCGTTGGCTTCCAAAGAGTTATGTGTTTATTTCTCAGCTTATTAGGAATGTATTCATAAAAATTTTTATCATTATACGCTGTATTTAGTCTTAAATAAATATAGAAATCTTGAATGCCTTTTGAATAATTGTTGTTAAAAAAAGTATTGAAAAGATCTAACTTATTTACAAGGATAAAGCCCTCATTATTTTTAATTGACATAGCATTGTTATATGCAGTAGTATTTTCTCGTGAATATTCACCTGACGGTAAACTTTGTGATTTTATATTAAAAGAAATATAGATTATTTTGTTGTTTATAATTTGGTAATCAATGGCTTTATATTTATCTTTTAAAATTTTAAGAATGGCGTATGCTTGAACTTTTGAATTTACTCCAAATACATATTTCAAGTCATTTGTTTTTATATATGTATTTGGTTTGTTCTTCATTGATGTTTTGTTTTTTACATCAACATTAGCACAAACAGCTTTTGTGAGAAGACACAAATAAAAAAATGCATAAGACTTAAATTTACTTTTACATTTTAATTTTTTTATATATTCAATTTCACTTCTATAATATTTGATATTTTGATACGCAGGTGAAAACCTGTTATTAGTTTCATTTGTCATATATATGCTCCTTAAGTAATATACGGCAAACGAAACACAGTAAAACACAGGAGCAGTATTTTCCATATTCCGTTTGCCTAATAAGAGGTAGCTACCCTCTTATGTCGAGTTCATGCGTATTATTCAGGTAAAACATATCTTGTATAGCCTAAATAATGTTCTTGATCAGCAATAATTGTTTTATTATTGTATTTGAAATATAAAGTATAGCCGTGATTCAATGCAATTTTATGCTTTTTATTAAAAATGCCACCGGCATCGTCATTATAGATTTTTAAATAAATAACTTCATCATACTCATTTTTGTTTATAGGTTCGAATTCATAATTTTTAGCATCACCAAAGTTTTCAAAATTTACTTTTATCCCGGTACATATTGTGTTTATACAATAATAATTTTTATTTTTTATAATTTTATAATAATAAATTATTCTAAAAACAAAAAATAAACATACAACCAAGAAAAATATTAAAATTATCACCTTTTTTAAAAGAAAAAAAGATGTAATTCCCAAGACAATAGTTGAAATAATGTATAATATATTTTCATAAATTTTTGTTTTTAATAAATCCATCGTTTACCCCCTATAATATAATTCGAAAACACTATTACTTGATTCATCATAATAAGCCAAAACTATTTTAGAATTATAAGAATCTAAATATAAAAGATGTGAAAATAATGGTTCATATTCAAAATCAGATGAATTCACTTTAGAAAATGTGCCATTATTATAAGAAAATTGTGTTGGATTCAAAATCAAATAATATGTATTTTTTTCGGCAAATTCGCTTTCCTTAACATGAAAAACATTAGCAGCTTGTTCTTTGTTTAATCCACCTTTAGAATATGCGTTTGAACCGGACAATAGCGAATAAGTTCCCTTATAAATGCTTTTATCACTATTTGTACCGTAAATATAAGTAAATGTCATATCATCATTTAAAATCAATTCACTTGATGTTGAAGACCATTTGCCAAACAAAGTGTATTTAGTTATTGGTTTAACAGTTGAAGTTTCAGGTGTGGTAGTTGTAATAGTAACGGTATTCTTTGTAGTTGAAGAATTGTTACTTATACATGCAGTCGTCGAAGAAACAGAATCAATTATAGTGGTATTTAATTCTTTGTTGTTATTGTTTAAAGTAAAAATACATACCACAATAACTGCAATAGTTGCTATTATTATTAGAAAATACATAGACAATCGCTGCTTTTTTGAAAAAGTTTTATATTCTTCATTTTTTTCTTCCGCGATTTTTTTATCTTCAATTGAAGCAGCAAATTTATCTTGCTCATGTTTATTGCTTTTGTTGTCAAACTCTATTTTCTTCAAAATAAAAACCTCCATTCATGTTTATTTATATATAGTAAAAAATACAGAAAAATACGCAAAAAAAAATAAGAAGACAGTAAAAACTGTCTTCTTATAGAAATGAGCAAATTTAATTTGCAATTTATATCGAACAGGAAATCAGGGAGTTTTGCACTTTGATTTTCTTCCTGTGTCGAATAGCATAATTACTATAACTAAATAATAACTCAAGTAATGTGAAAAGTCAACATTTTTTTAAAAAATAAAAAAGCACCCTTGCGGATGCTTTTTTACATAAATAATTAACTTTTACAATTAAGACAACCAAAATCATTTGAAACAGTAATGTTTCGTAGTTTGCAATACCCCACTTTTGAATCATCTGAAAAAAACGAGTAGATACAATTATTACAATTTTTTGGTTTTTCTTCAATATCAATCTCATTACCAATTGCTTTAATGCAGTCAGTAATTCCTCTGTTATAATCTTTTGCCGCAGTTGTATTAGAACAATCATACAAAGTTTTCAAAAGATTTCTTATATTTTTTAATTCTTCGTTCATTTTTTTGCTCCTTCATATAAATTCAATCTGTTGCCTTATTACCATTGATTACTTGAGTTACCCTGCAAGATTTTACACACCAGCCTGTTTTGCTTGAAACAAAATCAACTATACCTTCATAATTGTTTTCACAATATTGTTCAGCATAATCAAATAGAATTGGATCAATCTCAACTTTGTCAGGCAAGTTACATTTATCATCTTCGTCAATGTCATAATAAATGTTAACCGCTTTAAAGATAACATCTTGTTTAGGTAATTTATCAACAAATTCGGATAATTGCCTAATCATATCATCAATTTCTTTTGCATCCTCAACAAGTGTTTCTACATCAGGAACACCTGAAAGACCGCTATTTTTGGCTTCAAGAAGCATTGTAACATGTTCTTCTGTATCAAAACATTCATAATATGAACCAAGGTCATCAATGATTTTTTGAATTTGTTCACACGGTAATTTTCTTTCATCAAAATCAATAGAAAAACTTATATCTTCGCCGGCAGGTGAACTTCCATTAAATTGAAGATAGCTTTGTTCTAAATTTGAATAGTCTGTATATTTAGATACATACCATTCCAAATCATCGTTACTCTCAATTGCATCAATCAGCTCATCAACGGTAGCAATAGGTTTGATTTTTTTATCCTTATAGTCAAGAACCTCATCTTCATCAAACGAGCAACTTTCTTCATTGTCATTGCAATCGCTTTCAGAAAATTCACAATTATCTTCGTCAATAGAATCTGAGTCTCCAACATATTCTAATGGAGTATCAATATCAATTTCGTCAATATGTTCTTTTGCATACTCAATTGCATCTTCCAGAGACATATCAGCCGGTACTTCGATAGAACTATTATATGTAGCCATGCAACTACAAGTAACATTTAAAGTCTTAGTTTTCATAATAAAGAATCTCCTTAATTTTGTTTTTGCCACTTTAATACAGTGTCAACTTTAATACTTTTTTCAATAAGATATGTAAGCATTTCTTCAGCAGCTTGTTTACTTTCTTCTCCCCTATCGTATCTAAAAGGGTCTAAAAGAAAATAATATAACATACCTGCATATTGATTACCTTTTAGATTTGGTAACTTGCTTGCCCCATATCTATTATGATTACGATACTGAAGTTCAATTGCATATAACATTGAATCAACAGGTGTTTTAATACCCAGTTGATTAATAAGGTCATACCAATCTTGGACCTCAGAATTAACATTGTTTCTTCTGATTTCATCAATATTGTAATCTTTCGGACAATATTTTTTCAAAATAAATACCTCCTTAAAAAGCAAAGAGCCAAATGTTATTGACAATTGACTCTTTGTTTTAATATTATTAAATTTCGATAATGTTTAAGTGTTTACCTTTTAAATTAAAATTTCTTCGGTGCTCACTTAAAGCTTTCTTTTTACTGTACCCCAAATATCTCATAGACATTCTACTTAATAAACCTTCTTGGTCATTTTCAGTAGTAATTCTATAACCGCCTTGAATTTTTGAAATGATACAATCAATCATAATTTTTTCCTTTCGTGGTTTTTTAGAACATTTTCCTTGATATACTTTTCAGCAAAATTAACAAAGTCTTGAAATCCACCAATTGAATATCCGCCGGGAATATCATAGTTTTCTTCAAGGAAAAAATCATAACTGCTTTCTGGTGTTATTTTATATTCACCGGTATTCATATCATAGCTGAAATAATCTTCGCCATTAGGACTTTCTAAATGACCACTGTTATCGTCATATTTGCACCATATCCAACCTTCAGGAAGTGTTTTTGATTGAACTTTTCTCAATGTTATAAGAGGAACATTCTCAAAATAAGCAATCAATTCCCACAATTCATTGGTACAATATTCTGTTGTATCAACATCATTTTGTGATGTATAAACAACATAATCAATGCCTTCATCCACATTATTCATAACAACCATAATTTCGTCAAAATCAATACTTTTGATGAACGGTTTAAGGTGAATAATTATATAAGGCGGTTTAAAATTATCTGCTGGTACTACCTCTTTAAAATAAACATAAAAAGTATCAAGAAAATAATCATCAATTATGCTTTCAAGGAATTCACCGATTTGAATATTGTATTCAGCCATTTCAGGAAAGTCGGACATCCAGTCCAACCAACCTGCTGCAATTAAACTTTTGCGAGTAACATTATCAGTAAACTCACCGTTTTTATATTTTGCAATCCACTCACGAAGAGTAATTTGCTTTTTTTCTTGCATTTTCATAATGCAATCCTCCTTAATAATAAATGGTTTTTAAATTGCCCCATTTATCCGCATAAAACCAATTGTCCGGTAAATTTTTTTCTGCTATTTCCAAAATTGAAATGTTTTCACCGGCAATATTTCTACAATTCTCAATATAAGAATTTACATCGTTAGATGAAACTTCATCTGGTACACAAAACGCTGCATCTGTTTCGTGACTATCAATGTCGTTTAATAATATAATTTTCATTATTTTTTCTCCTTAATCTTCAGCCATCTCAGGAAGGTCGGACACCCAGCCAAACCAACCTGCACGAGTAACATTATCAGTAAACTTACCGTTTTTATATTTTTGTAACATAATTTTCAATTATGTTTTCAAATTGTGCGTTTTCTGCAATATTGCAGTCATAGTTGTTCAAAAATGTATCTGCAATATTTTCAAAATCGTCAGAATTGAGATTATCATAACCCAAATCTTCACAATGCCTTTTAGCATCCTCAATTCGGTATTGTTTTTGAATACGCCTGAAAATTTCCTCGTCAGTTTCATATTCGCTGATTCCGTTTTTAATATCTTTTCTGGTATAAACTTTTTCTGCATTGTTATCTAACTCACATAAAACTTCGACATTTCTGTCGCCAAAGTCTTTACCATTAAGATAGACAATATCCATATTGCAGAGTTCGTCAGCAATATCACATGCTTCTTCAGGATTTATAGCTGCAACACATATATTTCTACTTAATGTTTCAGCTATATGTACTTTGAATTTTTTCATAATTGAACCTCCTTAAATTTATCTGCATAAAACCAATTGTTTGGTAAATTCTTTTCTGCTATTTCCAAAATTGAAATGTTTTCACCGGCAATATTTTTCCAATTGACTGGTAACAATCAATTTTTGTTGTATAGTTTTTAATTGGCAGCGTCTTGATCTCCTTTTAATCAATTTCAAATAAATACTTCTTAATTCTATCTTCACCAATATCTTTAATTGCATTTTCTGCAATCTTTTTAGAGGTAAAATATACCGTGTTTGGACATTTAATTGTCTGCATACAATAAACATATAATTCGTTATTTTGACAACCATAAGTAATATAAAATTTACTTGAACAATTATTAGTCCAATCAATTTCCTCAGTATTTTGTTCCAAGGCATATTTTTTCAACTCTTGATATACTAATTGCTTTTGCTTTGCAAATTCAGCTTCTTTTATGGTGTTATAATAATTTCCAAATTTCCAACAGTTATCATCGTAAAAGGTGTTTTTTTCAACACTGCTTACAATATTTCCATTTGGACAAATACTGTAATATATTTCGTTCATACACTTTCTACAATGTTTTTTACTTTTTTTAACCAAGTGAAGAAAAGTTTTCTTTTCTTTATCAGTTAAATTTTCTAATTCTACCTCGAATTTTTCCATAATTTAATCCTTTCTATGATTTTGCCTTTAATTCTTTGTTTTTTCTTCTTTTGTAAATTTGTTTTGTTTTAAAATGTTTTCAATGATATTGATGATTTGTGTATCATAACCAATATCAATTACATCATCAGTAACAAAATCTTCTTTGTCAATATAAGAAAAAAGCAAACTCATTACTAACTGTCGATTTTCTAAATCAATACAAAGTAACATAATCTTTACTTTTCCTTAAATTTCATCGTTTTGCTCATTGACAATATCAATGATTTTTTCAAAATCCTTCGGTAATGGTTTCCATGTATAATTCATTAAATTAAGCTCAGTTAATGTATTACCGGTATCATTACGGACTATTTTTTTAGTGAACTTATCATCACGATAATAAAACCAATCATCCTTACAAATTAAATCCAAAAGGAATAATTTATTGTCATTGAATTTTAGGAAAATTGAATAATGTGCAAGCATTCCAAAAGGACCATACAACTTATAGTTGTTTGAATTTAAACCAAAGAACATTGCTAATAGTCCTGCAAGTTCTTCAATATGTTTATCCGGTCTTTTGGAATCAATAATCTTTTGCATTGATTTATTGATTGGTTCATCAAAATATTTTGGCAAAGGAGCAATTTTTTTAATGAATACTCTTGTGCAAACATTTGAATCGCCGTCAATGTTATTAAGGGTAACAAGTATTTTCTTTTGATAATTATTGACTTGATTTTCAAGAACCGTAGCAAGCGTATTAACTCGTACATTGTAATCTTCAATACCAAGTTCTTTACTATCGCCTGAAATAGATATTACCTGATTCTTTTTCAGTAACATGTTATTTATACCTCCAAAGTGATTTCTTGTTGTTCTTTCAGCTCTCTTAATTTGCACTGAACCTTTTCTGATGAATCATAAAAAGCTTTCATAAATGCATTTAATTCCCAAAAGTAGCCATTGCATTTGTTAGATACAGGCTTAACAACAATAGAATCAAATCCTTGATTTCCATACCATTCCACTTTAGCAGTAAAATAGATGCCTTTTAACACTATCGTGCTTTTTGCCTGTGGATAACCATAGTAATAAGAAGTACATTTTGCCTTGATTTTATATTTGCTCATAGATTTAACCTCCGTATTTTTCAAGTGTGCCAACAGTTACTTCACTTTCAGCCATAAAAGGTAAAATTTCCTCATACGATACATCAGGAAGTAATTCACATAAAGCAAAAAACCTTTCATCCTTTGTATGAGTGAAGTCATCTGAAGCAATTTTTGAAATAACTTTGAAAATCATATCTGCAAAAGGAGAGCATACAGCGCAAACATATTTTTGAAGTAAGTATTTTTGTAAAGCATTTACCCGAATGCCATTTGTAAATATGTAATCATCAGGGTTTAGATAACCAGAACAATTATACAGTTCTCTTGACTTAAACTCAGGTTCACTTCCATCTAATGTCTTTTCTTCACCGATAACTTTCCATTGTCTTGAATTAAAGTCATCACTGTTTAAATCAATGATACCGTTGTTGCAAAGATCTTCGATTACTTTATAAGCCTCATCGCTACTGTCAGCTTTGACAATAACATTGCGGCTGAATTCTTCTTCAATTTTCACTTTATAAAACTTTGACATTTTATAATCCTCCTAAATTAATGAATTTCAATTTCGTAGCCAAGATTTTTAGCTTTTTCTTTTTCAATAACAATTTTCTTTTTAGTAGAATGTTTATCACATTCTACTGATAAAAGTCTTACATCATTATTAAAAGTTTGTTCCCATATTGACAAGCCATCATTAAGAAGGTCATCCAATTCATTAACTAAAAGTCTTGTACCTAATTTGCTTTTGAATTTCATATTTTTTCCTCCAATATTTCTTATTAAGCTATCCATAAAATCACTCTTTTTTATTACAATTATTTAAAAATTCACACCATACAGGGTGAAATTCATTGTAATTGTTTGCTTCATCAAAAACTGTATTAATAACATTAAAATCATTTTCTGATGAAACGCCGTCAATGGTACAAAAAATATTAAATACAATATTTTGACAGCATACTTTTAGCAGTTCATTGCCTTTAAGAGTATCTTTCTTAACACTGTACCAATATTCAGCATCTGTAGTTGGATTGTATGTGAAATATTTCACATCATCCGGGCAAACGATAGTTTTAATTGTACCGTATGCTTTTTTAGCGTAAGCAATCAAAACATCCAATTCGTTTGTTTTCTCGTTGTGTGAAGGTTGAATATCAACCAAATACCGAAACAATTCATTTATATTCTTGAATTTTGGTACACTTAACTTAGCTTTTATTGATTTCTTTCCAGTTTTATAACTCATAATGAAGTTATCCTTTCTTATATGTTGATTGTTAATAAACTAAAGCATAAACACCATTACCCTTGTTAATGTAATCCGAACTATGTTCATAAACAGTAGCACGAATACGCTCTCGGTAATGAGTGTTTTTCTTTGCTTTTGGGTGTTTCTTTAACATATCGGCTATATCTGATAACTTAGCTTGACCGCCCATATACTCGATAACAGAGCGTATAAGATGATTCCAAGTTAATCCTATATAATCTTTTTCCAATATGCTGAACTCATTGTTTTTAACCCAACTAACAGGCACTATGATAGGATTATCTTTGTGATAAACTAACATATACTCAGTTACAACAGGGATAAAAGGTTTCTTGTATGTTCTTGTGTCAGAAACACAGTTAAATTGTCCCTTAACGATAAAGGACTCAAATTCACCCATACGCATCAAATCTTTCTGCATTGAGTGAAAACCGCCTCTGTCTCGTTCACGAATATCGCCTACAAGAATAGCCAAACGACCATCATTACGAAGTGCAGTAAAAAGTTTTCTTACGACAAGGTTCATCTTGTCACAAAATTCTTCATAACTATCGCAACGAGATAAATCATCCGGATGTGGTTTACCCCACATATTGCCGCTGTATTTGATAATTGCATCATACGGTGGATGCCAAAAAATCAAATCTGCCGAATCTTCAACATCATCTTTGAGTGCATTCCAATTACCCTTTCCTTTATTTGGATTAGGATTAAGGTCATAAAGAACTGACTCAATACCGTATTTGTCTGCAACTGCGCCGGAAGTACCACTACCTGACATTGGATCAAGTAATTTAAAATTGCTCATATCTTTGCCATAATATTTCTTTGTATCAAGAACATATTTTAAGATAGCTTCTACAACCTTTGGTGAACAGTTACCACGATATTTGTTTGACCCTTCATTTCCTCGTTCCGGGAATGCCATAAATGATGTTAGCTCTTTTCCAACTCTTCTTGTTAAGTCTTCTGTACCAAGTTGAGCAGCAATTATGCGCCAATTTGGTCCAAATTCTTTTTCAAGAAGCTGTTGTGCTTTTTGAATTTCAGTCATAGTTACCTCCAAATTGTTTTTTACAAACACAAACGATATGTAATTTGATAAATTGAGTTTTGGGTTTCAAACATCACACAACAATGTGCCTTATCGTTTCGTATAATATCAACCACCTTTGAGGTTTTAACAACCTGACAAGTTTGAGAGTTACAAAATACAACACATTGTCCGACAACCGGTTCGTGTATGTATGATGCTTCAATAATAACAACTTTTTTCTTGTTAGGATTTAATTGTTCTAACATGATAAAATTCCTCCTAAATTTGTATTTTGATTCATAAAACTACCTCCTGTCGTTATATACGACTAATAATTAACTGCTTCTTGACGATTAATAAAGAAATGAATACCTTTAGAACATTCATTAAAACGATTATTGTCAAATTTAGGTTCTTCAACTATTTGACCTGTTTTATACTGAAACGATGGGTCGCATATACTATGTACAACATCAATATTTGCTTTTGAACCGTCTATGTTTTGAATTTCTAAAACCTTTGCCTTATTGCAACGACATTTTCTTCTTGTGGCTGAACTTCTAAGAGCATCCGCTGAAATTTCAAGCTTTACAATGTAGTCTTTACCTGCACATACGGCTTTCTTAAAACCAATAAATGAACCTTCTTCAGGACAAGCCATTGGAATGTACATCATGTTTTTTGTGCCTGAAAGGTCTGCATTATTAAGGTTTGCGCTACGAAAGTCTGCACTACCAAGTTCCGCACCATGAAGATTTGCACCACTAAGGTTTGCAAAACAAAGGTTTGCATTACAAAGTTTTGCATTACGAAGGTCTGTACCACGAAAGTCTACATCACTAAGGTTTGCGTAATTAAGGTTTGCATAACTAAGGTTTGCATAATTAATATCTGCATCACTAAGGTCTGCATTACTAAGGTTTGCATGACTGAGGTTTGCACCACTAAGGTTTGCATAAATAAGGTTTGCACCACAAAGGCTTGCATAACTAAGGTTTGTACCACGAAGGTTTGTACGACTAATGTTTGCACAACTAATGTCTGCACAACTAATGTTTGCACCACTAAGGTTTGCATGCCTAATGTTTGCGTAACTAAGGTTTGTACCACTAATGTCTGCACCACTAAGGTTTGCATAACTAAGGTCTGCACCACCAAGGTCCGCACCATGAAGATTTGCACCACTAAGGTATACATAACTAAGGTCTTGATTAGAAAAATTGGCTTTCATATTATCCCAACCATCAACATCTTCATTTAACCAGTGTTTATGGTTTTCTATAATTTTGTTTATTTCTTTTTGTGTTAATTTGTTTCCCATAGTAAATTCCTCCGTTATTCTTTAATTAAAAACCAATTTTTGTCTTCTTCAGAATAGAACTCAAAAGAATCAATAAAATTTCTTGTTTCATTAACAGTTCTAAACATTTGGTTTTCATTATCACAATTTCTGTTTTTAAAAATTGTGTAAGTATAAAATGTTTTACCTTCTCTTAAGGTTTCAATAATTTGAACATTTTTGTATAACTCGACATATCTAATTGGATATAAAAAAAAGACTGGATTGCAATTAAGCTTTTTGTCTTTATAACTTAAAGAGATTTTGCCTAATATCCAGTCTAATGATTTTATATCATTTTTTTTACAATATCCGTAAATTTTTTTTCCGTCATGTGATTGTAGATACAGATCAATTCCGGTTTTAATAGATTCTTCTTTTGCTTTTTCGATGATTAAATTTTTCACCTATTTATCACACTCCTTATTTCTAATACTTTTGTTATCACTAATTGTAGCAATTTTCATCATTATAAAAACAAAAAATGCAGATGCGGAAAACAAAGCCGTAAAAATAATGAATGCAGTTAAAGTAAGACGAATATTGAAAATAAGAAATACAAGTTGTAAAATTCCGAAACTAAATCCGTAAGAGATAAGAGCAAGGAAAATAACAAATACACTTTCCAATATAAAAACTAAAAGTTTTTTCATAAAACTCCTCCTAAAATAATGTATTATATAAATTACTACTTTAAAAAATCACATAAAAAATGCCTATTTTACATATAACCGTAAAAATAGGCATAAAAAAAGACAGCTATTTCTGAATCAATCAAAAATAACTGTCAATAAAACAATAACTTAAATAAAATAATAATTTATATAATAATTATAAGGCAATATTTAGTTATTGTCAATATGTAATAATCAAAAAAAGAAGGACTTCGTAAACACGAAGCCCTTTTCAAAATAATTAACTATGCAGTAAAACGAATTTGGTCGAATTCACTACATTCAAATGAATTTGCCGGAGGATTTAAAGATGCAATCATGCTTCTTTTAACGCAGAACAACATAAATCTTTCTGTACTGTAAGCATTAAATTCATTTTTACTTTCAGCATTACCGATTTTTTCTATATATTGTTTGTCAAGTATATTAAATATTTTGATTATTTCTTTAACTGAATAACCTTTTTCTATATACTTATCTTTTAATTTTAAAAAATCCTCCATTGTTTTCACGACAATCACCTCCTAAAAGTGCATTTGATCATCTTAAAATATTCTTGAATTTCTTTCATAATATCTTCATCATCGTTTTCAACATATTTTTTTAAAATATCATTAATATCGTTTAAATCATCATATGTAGAACCTACATTTATGATTTTGCCGGTCCAATGCATTTTATTGCGAAGATTTGTTAAAACAAAATCAAACGCATCTTTTCCTGCTTCATCGTTATCGAAAGCGGTAAAAAGTGTTGTAATATGTGGATATTTATCAAGAATATTAAGAACTGCTGCGGCTTTATTTGTACCGGTAAGCCCCAAATGGTTGTAGTTATTAAACCTGATACCGTTAATTTCCAAAAGAGACATAAAAGAAAGTGTATCAATAGTTGCTTCGGTTACAATCAACGAAGATGCCTTATTATCAACAAAAAAGCATTCTTCATATGATGAACCTGAAACATCTCTTTTTCTTTTATCTCTATCAATATCTTGCCTACAACTACATCTTTGAGCAAAAACCATTTTTTTATCAATATAAGAACAAAAAATTGCATTACGATAATATCCAACTTCTTCGTATAAATATTTTCGTTTAACCATAGAATTAAAAACAACAGGTGTTATTTTTCGTTCTTTCACAAGATAGCCAAAAGCATGTTTATTTGTATTCGCTTTAATCGGAATTACAAATTTTTTTGGTTTTGTTACATACTTGCGCACTTGATAGTTTTTATCAACAACACCGTTTTTATCGTTATATTCTTTGAGTCTTTTTATAGCTTCATCTAAACTGCAATTTTCAACATGCATTATAAAATCCAATATACTACCTGCTGAATGATTGCATGAAGAAGATTTTGACCCTTGTTTATATTCAGAATTACGAAAAAAACAATTTTTGTTAATATTAACCATTAGCGAATCGAATTCTTTAAATCCCCAATAGTTAGTTCTTTTTTTCTCCGGTGTATAGCCATATACATTTTGACCGTAATCAATTATGGAAATACCATTTTTAAGTTTTTCCAAATCATACATAGGTTTCACCTACCTGTTTATTTTTTTAGCCCTTATTAAAATCTCTTTTCTTAATTTCATTAAGAGCATTTTTATAAGCCTCTTTATCTTCAAGAAGATTAAGCAAAGTTTTAGCAAAAACAGGATAAGTCAAGTCTGATTCTTCACTTAATTCCTTTTGCAAATTTTTACTTATTCCCCAATTCAAAGAATTAACGAGAACATCTAAACCATTGCCGGCTTTCTTTAATTTAGCTGCAATTACCCAAGTCGTTTCTCCTTTAAGATTTTCACCACCAAAGTCAATTGAAATCGGATATGGTGCTTTAAGAACGGCAATGTTCTTTTCAAGCTGAGATAATGAATCGAAGCAAACAAAGTCAACTGAAGTTTCATCATTTGGTAAATTTTTTGTTTCTTTATTCTTAGCTTTTAATTTCGGCTGTTCTTCGGCGTTAATAGTTTCATTAAGTGAAGGAATTTTGCCATCAATCGGTTTTTCATCAATAGGCTGTCCTTCGTTGCCGGTTTCATCATCAAAAGCAATTCCATAGCCTCTGTTACGAAGTACACGACCGACAGCTTGCGTTTCAGCCTTTAAGTAAGCCATGTATGCATATTCAGGTGAATAATTAGCAAGCATATCAACACCATGAGCGTTAGCCAAAATTTTACCGTTTTCATCTGCCAAAGTTGCTTCATAAATAATTATTCCGTTATCGGCACTTACAAGTTGAGTGAGTGGTGAAGGAATGTTAGGATTATTTTGAAGAAACCAAGCCAGTCTTGCTGCGACAGGCATATATTTTGTTACCGTTGGTTTACCGTTTTCATCCACATCTTCGATTTTTGTTAACGATTTTTCAATGTCAAATGTGTTCGGAACAGGTAAATTTGCCGGATTTAACGGATTATATTCACTGTTTTTTTCTGCTACCTTTTTTGTTGCTTTTTTAGTGGTTTTTGAAGTTTTCTTTTCAACTTCAACCTTTTCTGCTTTTTGTTCAGTGTTGTTTTCTTTTGAAGAAGTAATTACTTCTTTTTCTTCTTTTGTATTCATACAAAAATCCTCCTTAATTATGTTTAATCAATACATTGGTTTAAAATAATGGTTATAAAAGTATTCTCTTGATGCATAATTGTTAACATCAAACTTTTCAGAATCACAGCAATAATAGAGCTGCAGTTCTTCCGGCAAAATAACATCTATATTTGCAGGTTTAAATTTATAATCAATACTTGTTGATTTACCTGTTATTTTGAATTTTTTCTTTATATATTCAAAAAACTTAAGTGCATCCTTTTCATTATCAAAACTTTTAGCAAATGAATAACAAACTGTATCTTTATATGCCACAGTGTTATCATCAAACAAAAGAATGAATCTGTGCCAATGTTCATGTTTCCAATTTTCATTTTTGTCAAGTTCAACAATCTGTTTTACAATGTTTTTTTTAGAAAAATCAACACAAGGATTAGATGCTGAATTTTTTTGTGCCTTTTTCTTAGCCTCATCAAAAGCTTTAAATACTTCTTTTCCCAAATCATTTTCGCCAAAGCATTCGTGATAATTTTTATTCGTTGTATCACCCCGATAGCGATGTTCACGAAATGTACCATTTTTATTTTTAAATTCAAAATGTTCTGTTATTTTAACCTCACGAATTTCATCATAAACGAGACAATACACTAAATCACCAACTGAAAATAATGGTTTAGGTTTATTATTTTCAGCAATTATTGAAGCAAATGTAATTTGCTGACTCATTTTTTCCTCCTATTTAATTTTTTCAATTGATACAACTGAGCCTTTAAATTTAGATAATGCATTGTAACTTCCGTCTACGCAAGACGGTTTATATGCCTTATTAATGTAAAATTCAATTATATCTTTGTTCTTTTTGGCATACTGATGTTTTTCATCAGTATGCCTGTCTGATTTTTGGTCACAAAGAATTGCCTTAAATTCATTTCCTGATGAAAGCTTTATTAAGTATTTTTGACCTATTTTTGAACCATAATAACTTCCAAGAGCGACACAATAACAATCATCAACCATTCTGATTCCTGTTTTTTCATCTGTATAGCATTCATCAGAATTTAATAATTTGTATTGTGGTGAACTCGTATCCGTTACTGCTTGATAATTAGCCCAAGTTTTACATTTACCTGAAACCCTTGCTCGATATTTTTTAGTAGTTTTTGTTTCAATAACATCTGATTTTGCACTTTTAATATCATTACTTGCTGAACAAATTTGATATTGATAAACAGTATTATCTTTTAAATTTTTATCAGTAAAAGTGTTGTTCTTTGAAGTTGCAATATATTCACCGTTTCGATAAATACTGTAAAAATCAGCATTATTAACATCGTTCCATTTCAAAATAACTTTGTCTGAAATAGTCTCAAAAGTAATATTTTTAGGAATTTCCGGTGCAATAGTAAATTTTATTTCCTTTATAAAATTTTCATCATTTGGTAAGTTCCCTTCATAAACATAAAATTCATAACTATTACCTTTTGTTAATTCAGAAATTGATATGTTATTGGTTAGTGCTGATGAATATACACATTCTTTATCGTTATCAAAAGTTTTGTTAATAAAAAAAGGAAGGATGTTTGCTTTTTTATAGACAGAATATATTCCTAATTTACTAAAATTTATATTAAGCGTTGTATTTTCAAGTTCATAAGTTAACTTTGTATTTTCAACATTAGTATCATAAACAAGTTGCTGCTGTAAGTTATTTGCAACAATGTTTTTTGTTTCCAAAAAAGATATTGGCTCTGCAGCCAATGTTTCTGATACTGTTGAAGATGCTACTACAAATGTTAATAAAGCTAAAATTGATGAAATGATTTTTTTCATGTAAATCTCCTTAATCAAGCAATTTTTTTAATTTTTTCTGATTCTTTATTGCTAAGCATTTGAACAAACTCATCATAAAATGAATCATTTTGTAATAAATAACATGCTATACCGTTTATTGATTTTGCATATAAGTATTCTTTATACTCGGCTGATTCAGTATTTAATTTTAAAAACGGACCAAATTCGTTATGTTCAATAACGCCAAAAGAATCGAATTCTAATATTTGAACAATATTTATGTTAGAATCACAAAATTTGCGAAACTCCGGATGAAGCGTAAAAATACCAGAATTTTTTAATTCTCTTGTAGCCGCAATATATTCTATATTTGATACATCTGTTGAGTTTTTCTTAGCGATATTTAAACGATGCTGTTTTTCCTTTTCAGTAAGAATAGGATTGTAAATTATTTCCGCATATTTTTTGACATTTCGGTTTATCACATCGTCATTAACAAGTTGTTGAAAAATAGAAATAATTTTATTTTTCAAACTTCTTGAATCACCAAAATTTGATATAGTAAGCAGAACCATTTTTTTCGCAAAAGAAAAAGCTTTTTCAAAATCTTCCTCATGATATTTGTTTAAAAGTTCTTTAGCTTCTCGTTCTTCTTCAATTTCAGAATCTTTTTCTATAAGAATCTTTTTTAAAGCTTTATTTTCAGTAGAAAGTTTTAAAAACAAATCCTGTTTTGTAGTTTTAGACAATGCCATTTTAATAATCTCCTTATTTTTTATTTTGAATCATTAAATTCTTAAAAACCTTACACAAACAAAAAAGCCGTTGTTTAACAACGGCTTTTTCAACTATAATTAAGCATTCATGTTTTTTTCAATGAAATTTAACTTATATTCGAGTGTGTAGGATTCATCAATTATTTTTTTGCTTATTTGATAAGCTTCTGCAAAGCCCTCAAAATCACAATTATCTTTACATCTTCTTTCTTCTTCTAAAGATTCAAGAAGTTGTTTATTTAACCAAGCGATCCTATCTTTTAGTTCGTGCATAAGTGTTTCATAGTAAATAGCCATAATTTTATACCTCTTTCTAATTTTTTTGCATTTTAATGGCAATTAAATATTTTTTAGAATTAAATGAAATATACAAACAATATATAATCCATTTTTATGTGTTGTGGGGAATAATATAATATATATAATCAAATAACAAATTCCCCACAAATCTGTTACCGCAATAAAAAGGAAGTAATAATGAAAAAAAGCACTTAAAATTGATTTATCAAAATCAATAATAAGTGCTTAATTCAATAACCATATTGCAATAACATGGATTTTGTATATATAATGTTTGTTATGGCTAATTATAAAAAACTAATTAGTTAAACAAACTTAAAAAAATATACACAGCCGACTGCTGTGCGGAAAACAAAAAAGTCATAAAAATAGAATAGCATCTATTTTTATGACTTCAAGAATTCCCATTTTTTCAAGGAAAAGAATAACGCAAACAACCATTTTTAATGATGGTTCAATAACTTAAAAGAAAATATAACTTATTACAGTTTCATATTAACTCAAGTATTAGCTAAAGTCAACAGATAAATTAAAAATCTTTTAAGCTTTCATCAAAATCCATAATTTCTTCTTTATTATAGTCGGTAAAATTCTTGTAAAATAAATGAGCAAAAGTATCAATATCCTCGATTTTTAACTCATTTATCATTTCAGCTGTATAATAAAAAATAAATTGTCTTGCAGAATGGTTTAATGCTATTCCTTGTACAAAAACAAGTGCTGCTTTAACATTGTTAATATCAATATTATAAGAACGAACATCGTTTTTATCGCCGTCAATAAAAGTCAATACATTCTTAATTAGACAAGAAGCAGCGGTTTTTTCAAATTTATCATCTGAGGATAAAAAAGATTTAATTAAATCGTAATTAATCATTTCGTCTTTTATCATATCAAACTCCTCTCAAAATAAATACAATTTATAATGCATTTATTTAAAGTTATATAACAAAAAAGTTATACTATCAAAAACCCTTTAACAATAAATGTAATAAATCAACATTGGCTTGACAATATAACTAAATAAATAATTACTTAAAATGAAATATAACTTTATAAATAAATTATATACTAATCAAATTCTATTGTCAACAACTAAAACAAAGTTACTTGTTCATTTGATACAATTGATTGAAACTTTCTTTTTTTAACTGTCAAGCGTGAATCAAGATTACCAAAAAAAAGCGGAGATTCAATAACATTGATAGATTTATTGTGTTCACATTGAAATACATTTGTACCTCCGGCGTAACAATAAGCACATTGATGTAAGCAAGAAAAATATTCGCCAATGTCAAACGAAGATACGCAACAACAATCAGCTCTCTGAGAATGGTCTTTTTTTACATTAAGAAATTGTCCTGTTATATTTTCAATTTTTTCTTTATCTATACATGCCGCATGTTCTATGCCGTATTTTGATAAATCAACTTTTTCTGCACAAGTTTTTATTTTTAGTCCATATTGTTTAGCAATTTGCGAAAAAGCCTTTGCAATAGTTACAATTTCATCTTGATTTGGTGCTTCATAATATATTGTTTGATTTCCTTTTGATATTTCATCAACAAAACTGATAATACATTCATCTGTATATTTTGACAACACTTTTGCAAGTTGCCTGAATGATTTGATATGAAAATCAATTGTATATTTTTTTGTTAATAAAATCGGGTCATATCGCCATATTACGGTATCTTTACCATATGTATTTGATATATTAATGAAATTATTCATTATTTGCCTTTTATTATTTATTTTGGGTTCAACATCTTTTCCATAAGGCGTTATAGAATATTGAAAATAGAATTTATATCCTGTCGCTTTGAGTTCAGATAAATATTTTGTAATCGGTTCTGCGTTTTTAGTCCAAAAAACAATACATTCAACATCTTGATGTTCAAGTGATATTTTTTCATAGCAATTCATTTTTTTATTATATTTATAGAAAAAGCCATTTCTTATTTTATTCATAAACCAATCAGAATAGAATGCAGGAATATCAGTTCTTCTGCTTGCCGAAATAATCATGATATGTATCCCCCTCTTTGAAATTTAACCAAATGTTTGTGCTTTCATTATTTGTCAATTTTTCTTTATGTATTTTTGTTTCCAATTGTTTTAATTCAATAAGCTTTTTTATAAAGTCATCAATTTTTTCTCCTAAAAAACCTGTTTCTAATATATTATCCGACATAAAATATCTGTTCACTCTAAAAATGAATTCTTTATAATTTTCTTGGTCCTGAACAATTGCTTTTAACAGTGCTGATTCATCACAAAACAAAATATCTATATTATTAACAAGTTTTTGATTATTATAATTGATTTTATAATCAAAGAAGTTATTTGATAAAGTAAAATAGCCTATTGGTTTATTGTCAAGTTGTATTCTACCAGTATATTTGTCATTGTGTTTTTTGTATTTTAAATTTTTAATGCTAATTCCATTTATTGAAGCCATATTTATTTTCCTTTCTTCTTTCAGAATTGTTTATATTTTAATGCCAACTTGTTTGCCTACACATATATAGTAATAAAAAATAATTTTTACAAATTTTCATTATAAATAAAAAAATAAAAAAGAGTGCTTGCGCACTCTTTTTTTATTATTAAAATATTATAAGTGTAATACTCTATCCTTAATTTCTTGAGTTCTTCCCTGATTCCAAAATTGAGTTCCAATATAGCCGCAAGTTCTTCTTGCAACATTCATTTTTTCTTGATCCTCATTTCCGCATTTCGGACAATGCCAAATAAGTTTACCGTCTTCATTTTCAACTATCTGAATTTCGCCGTCATAACCACAGCATTGGCAATAGTCACTCTTTGTATTAAGCTCGGCATACATAATATTATCATAAATATATTTAATAACTTGAAGAACCGCTGGAATATTATTCAACATATTTGGTACTTCAACATAACTTATGCAACCACCCGGTGAAAGTTTTTGAAATTCTGATTCAAATTTTAATTTTGTGAAAGCATCAATATTTTCTCTTACGCAGACATGATATGAATTGGTAATATAATTATGATCGGTTACATTTTCGATCTTACCAAATCTTTTTTGTAAGCATTTTGCAAACTTATATGTTGTTGATTCCAAAGGTGTGCCATATAAAGAAAAATCAATATTGGTTTCCTTTTTCCACTCATTGCATTTGTCATTTAAGTATTCCATAACCGCAATAGCAAAAGGCTTTCCTCCGTTATCGTCAGTATGACTTTTACCGGTCATATAATATGTACATTCATAAAGACCTGCATATCCAAGTGAAATGGTTGAATAACCGTTAAATAAAAGTTTGTCGATTTTTTCTCCTTTTTTAAGTCTTGCAAGTGCGCCATGTTGCCAAAGAATCGGAGCAGCATCTGATGTCGTACCTAAAAGTCTTTTGTGCCTACAAATAAGAGCTTTCTTACAGAGATTAAGTCTTTCATCAAATATCTTCCAAAAGTCGTTGATATTGCCTTTTGAAGATAATGCAACATCAACAAGATTAATCGTTACAACACCTTGATTAAATCTGCCATAATATTTATGTTTATCAGATTCATAATTATTGGCATTTGAAATATTTCCTACACCTTCATCAGTAAATCTATCCGGTGTAAGGAAAGATCTACAACCCATCGGAGGATAAACATCCCCTTTTAATTCGAGCATTATCTTTTCGCTCACATAATCAGGAACCATTCTTTTAGCTGTGCATTTAGCTGCAAGTTCAGTTAAATAATAATACGGCGCATCTTCATTTATATTATCTTCTTCAAGAATATAAATAAGTTTAGGAAACGCAGGTGTTATCCAAACTCCGTTTTCGTTCTTAACACCTTGAATTCTTTGTTTTAATGTTTCTTCTATAAGCATTGCAAGGTCATGTTTTTCTTGTTCATTTTTAGCTTCATTAAGATACATTGATTCCGTAATAAAAGGCGTTTGACCATTAGTCGTTTCAAGAGTAACAACTTGATATTGAATCATTTGAATACCTCGCTTAATTTCTTCTTTAAGACGAAGTTCAATAACAGAATCAAGTTGTTTTTCATCGAGTTTAATTCCTGTTGCTGCTTCTTCATCAATAAGTTGTTTTCTTATTTTCTTTCGGCTTATATCAACAAATGGTGCTAAATGTGCCAAAGAAATAGATTGACCGCCGTATTGATTGGATGCCACTTGTGCAATTATTTGAGTCGTTATATTGCACGCTGTTGAGAAACTATGTGGCTTTTCAATCATGGTTTCACTGATAACGGTGCCATTTTGGAGCATATCTTCAAGATTTACAAGGTCACAGTTATGCATATGTTGAACAAAATAGTCCATATCGTGTACATGAATAATACCCTCTTTATGTGCTTGTAAAACATCTTCGGGCAAAATAATTCGAGAAGTCAAATCTTTTGAGATTTCTCCGGCCATATAATCACGCTGAACTGAATTAACAGTTGGATTCTTATTTGAATTTTCCTGTTTTATTTCTTCGTTGTCGCGGTCAATAATTGATAAAATAACATCATCAGTAGAGTTGGCTTTTCTCATAAGGTCGTGCTTATAGCGATACTCAATATAATTTGTAGCAATATTGAATTTGCCGGCAGCCATGATTTGTTTTTGAACCATATGCTGAATTTCTTCAACATTTGGCGAATAATGAAGTTTACCAATTTTAAAAGTTAAATAATCAGAAATTTCTTTGAGTTCCTCTTCAGACAAACTTTCATCAATTGTAGCTTTTGATGCTTTTCTAATTGCATTTTGAATTTTGGTGACATCAAAATCAACTTCTTTACCGTTACGCTTAATAATTTTCATATTTTTTACTCCTTTTATATAAAATTAAAAGTATAATACCTTAAAGCAAAAAAAGCCCATCAACATGTAAAATACACATTAATGAGCTAAAAAAAAGACAGTTACTTCATGAGTAAATCAAAAAATAACTGTCAATAAAATTTATAACTTTAAGATAAAATACTTTATAAAAGTATTATAGTACGCTTTTTTACTAAAGTCAACACTATGAAATTTTATCAAACTCAATGTTATACATTCCTTCAAGTTTATCAGCAATGAGTTTTTCTTTTTCTTTCATTTGGTGAATGTATATAGTATATGCCACTTTTGTTGAAGAATGACCCATAATTTTAGATAATTCTTCGAGTGAGACTTTGGAATTGTAATAAGCATTACAAGCAAAAGTATGTCTTAACGAATACGGAGCTACATTTACATTTGCATTCTTGCAAATTCGAGTAAAATTGTGATTAAAAGTTGATTGCTTAACGATACGACCATCTTTATTTGGAAAACATACTTTAGTTGTCACCTTTTCTTTTTGTTCTTTCAAAATATTAACTGCCATATCAGTTAGTGGAACATATCTTTTAGAAGACATATTTTTTGTTTCATCAACTATAATGGTTTTGTATCCTTCAATTTTTTTCCCGGTAACACTTCTTTTAGCTGTTCTGATTTTATTTCTTTCAATTTTAACAACTTTGTTTTCAAGATCTACCATATCCCATTGTAATGCAAATAATTCGCAAGTTCTTAATCCTGTACAAAGCATAAACATAATAGCATTTTTATAGTAATAAACATAATTTCCGAACCTATCTTTTTTTAATAGTTCTTTTAAAAAAATATTAAGTTCAACTTCAGACATAATCTTTCTTGGTTCCGGTTTTTTTACCATTTTAGGTATTTCCAAGTATTTTACAACATTTTTGTCGAGATATTCTTTATAAATAGCATATTCATTTAATTCATACAAAACCGAAATAATTTTTCTAATTGTATTATAGGATAATCCCTTACCGGTTTTTAAATTACCATTTTTTGAAAGGCGATAAACATATTTCTGTAAAAACTCTGCATTAAAGTTTTCTAAATTAAAATCGCCTATTTCATTTTTTATGTGAGAATTAACTACGCTCTCAATTTTATCATATGTTGCAGGTGCAATATTACCGAACTTATATTTTAGCCATTCAGAGCAAAGTTGTTCTATGGTTATATTATTAGTGTCAGTAATACAACATTTTTGCACATTTTTAATTTTTTCAGGTAAGTCGTTAATTGTATTTGACGAAACTGTTTTATATTTGGTTTTTCCATTTTTATAACAACCGTTTTTAATTCTTACCTGATAATAAGGCTTATCTTTTAGTTTAGTTTCACTAACTTTGTATGACTTATCGTCAACAATTAAACATAATTCTTTTGACAT